GTTCTTATTACATGTATTATAGCTACTAGGTACATCTAATGTATGAATATTCTTGTGAAGTGGAAAGAGTTGTTGATGGAGATACCGTTGATGTTGTTTTGGATCTTGGCTTTGATATTCTTCATAAGTGTCGTGTTCGCTTATATGGTATTGATACTCCCGAGTCACGTACTCGTAATAAAGATGAAAAGGCTAGAGGAAAAATGGCTGGGGCTTTCTTAAAAGAAGCTATTGAGGACGGAGAAAAAGTAGTCATACAAACAAAGCTCAAGGATTCTAAAGGAAAATACGGCAGAGTCTTAGGTGATGTTGTCGTTGACAATAAAAACATTAATCAAATGATGATTAAATGCCACCTGGCGGTAGCCTATCATGGTCAATCAAAAGATGACGTAGAGGCTGAACACATGCATAACAGGGACATTCTTATTGAAAAAGGTCTACATATCCCGGTAGATTAATGGACCAAGCAGTTCAATTTATTAACGAAGTAGGCTTTCCAATAGCTGCTGCGTTAGGGTTGGGATTCTTTATTTGGAAACTAATTAACCGTATTATTGACGGTATGGAAACAAAGTTAGATGTTTTAGATGATAAGGTTGCAGATCAAATAGAACAGATGGAACAAAGATTAGGTACAAAGTTAGATTCACAACACGGGATCCTAGTTGCACTTATAGATAGAGTCAGATCTCTTGATAACGAGATAATTAGACAAGATACATTAATCAAAACCATACTAGGTGTACCTCAGTTAATAGATAGCAATAAAATTGCAAAAGCTGACAGAGACGATCAGAGAAAAGACTAATGGCCCCTAAAAGACCTGATGAAATATTATTAATATCTTGCATGATAATTATTATGTTTGTTGTTTTATCAGTACAAGCAGATGAGATGACTCACAAGTTTAAAAACCCTAGCTTCTCAGGTGTTGGCACATCAAGTCATTACTTAACTATAGAAAACCAAGAGTTTAATAGAAAAGAATCTATACGAGAAGAAATCAAAGCATATACAGAGGAATTAGAAAGAGAGGCCGAGAACACTACGTTAGCTAGGTTTATACGTAACTTAGAGAGTAGAATATATGCACAACTTAGCAGACAGTTAGTTGATAGCTTGTTTGGTGAAACTGCATCTGATTTTGGTACTCTGGAATTAGAAGGTAACACTATAGAATATAGAGTAGAGGACGACAAAGTAACACTAATAATTACAGATGAAGAAGGCAATACAACAGAAATTACTGTACCTCTCGGCTCTTTTACTTTCTAGTTGTTCTTTAATTATACCGCCTCTAGATAACGGCATACCACCAGTTAGATCTATTGAATTAGCTCAAGTTGGTAGTTTGCTCACAAAATTATCAGAATTACCAAAACCAGAAAAAAAACCTGTAGTAGCTGTATATGGTAAATCTTTTAAAGACGATACAGGTCAACGTAGATCTAATAGTCAGTACGCTAGTTTTAGTACGGCAATAACACAATCTCCTGATGCATACCTAATTAGGGCCTTAAAACATTCAAATGTATTTGATGTAGTAGAAAGAAAAGGTTTAGATAATTTAACAAAAGAAAGGCAGTTAATACGTACAACCAGAGAATCATTTGATGAAAAACAAAAAGTTAAACCGTTGCTTTTTGCTGGTCTTATTATGGAGGGGGGTGTAATAGGGTATGAAACTAATATAAAATCAGGTGGTGCTGGTGCTAGATATTTAGGTATTGGAGCCTCCAAGGAGTATAGACAAGATTCTGTAACAATTTCTTTGCGTACCGTATCTGTTAGTACAGGCAAAATATTGTTAGAAGTGCTAGTTTCTAAGTCAATATTAAGTGCTGCTGTCTCTTCTGATGTGTTCAAATTTTATTCAAATAATACCGAATTAGTTGAAATTGAGAGCGGTATGGTAGAGAATGAGTCTATAAATATTGCTTTACAGATGGCTATCGAGACGGCCGTCTTACAAACAATAGAGGAAGGATATGAACAAGGCTATTGGAAAAAAAAGAACGGTAATTAGCTTATTGTTTTTAATTATATCTTTGAATGTGGTGACAGCAGACAACGAGGTATATATAACGCAATCTGGTGCAACGTCTAACTTAGATATAGAACAAGTTGGAGGTAGTGGTAACATTATTGGTGGATCGGATGCTGCGGCAGGACCTTCTAATATGACACCATTAGATCTAGATGGTGCAACTATGACCTTAGATATATTGCAAAAAGGTAATACAAATAAATTTCTTGGTGATATATGGGCCGATACTTATACAGGCTACTTCTCATTTATTGGTGATACCAACACTTTTAATATGTCTACAGACGAAACAAATGCAACCGGAGCTGATGGCTCTAACGTGAATGTCCAGGTTACGGGTAGTACGAACACTATGACTTTGAATCATGCTATGACTGCACTAGCAGCTAATTTAGATTTAGATTGGATCGTACAAGGTTCAGGAAACACAATAACATCATCTATAGATGTAGATGGCGCAACTAACTATATGGATATTGATGGTAATGATAATACCGTTACCTATGATGGAGATGGTTATGCTGGTGGATATTTCTACCTAGATCATACAGGAGCATCAAGAACATTTAATATAGATCAGGAGTCTACATCTGATAATGACTGGCTTAAAATTACATCTGCTGGCTCTAATGGTACTGTTTGCGTTACTCAGTCAGACGCAACAACTTCATTCGTCTGTTGATATAGGTTCTATATCTGAAGTTAAGGGCAACGCACAAATCCTTAGAGACAAAACTTACGGGGCTGAATTACAATTTAATATTCAACAAATGGATGATGTTCGTACAGAAGCGGGCAGAGTTGCCATAACCTTTGAAGATAGCTCTACAGTAAAACTAACCGAACATTCCAAACTGGTTATAGACGAATACATCTACGATCCTGATCCATCTAAATCAAAGATGGCGCTCAAGTTTGCTAGCGGTACAGCAAGATTTATTACAGGTAAATTTAATAACAAAAGCAATATATCCATACGAACTCCTACCGCAGATATAGCTATCAGAGGTACAGACTTTACTTGTACGGTAGATGAGTTAGGTAGATCTCTTGTAATACTATTGCCAGATGAAAACGGTATATCTAGTGGAGAAATAATAGTTTCTACTGGTATGGGTAGTGTGACACTAAACAAACCCTATCAAGCTACTACGGTATCTGTTTTTGAAAATAATCCTACAGCACCCGTAGAGTTAGATATTACATTAGATCTAATAGACAACATGCTTATTGTTAATCCTCCTGAACAAACACAAGAATCTTTGGAGCAAACACAAACGCAAACTTCCGCAGATTACTTAGACTTTAATGATCTTGATATAGACTTTCTTAACGAAGATTTTTTAGATGCAGAAGAAGAATTAGAGTTTACAGAATTAGATGTAAATTATTTAGATGTTAATTTTCTTGAAGATTTACTTAATGTTCTTGATGCACTAGCTATAACAAAAGAAGAAGACTCTTTGAAGCAAGGTGGTGTTGGTATACGTATTGTTGGTACAGAAATAGGACAAGATAAAGATACTCAGATAACTACAATTATATCCGGTCAGAACATAAGTCTAACAAGAACCGTTAGTCAAAGTGCTAAATTAGATTTAGATGGATCTGATAGTTATACGATTATACTTATACAAGATGGAGTAACTAATACGGTTAAAATAAATGGTGGATCTTCAACTACAATAAAAATTAAACAAGGATCAGGATGAAAAAAACAATAATATTTGTAAGTTTATTTATATTGCTTGGTGCAACTTATTATTTTCAACCTACGGCTTATGAAATATTAAAATTAAAAACTTTTGATTCGTTGGTAACAGATAAACAACCTTCAGGTAATTTTGTAATTCTTAATATAAATGAGAGTGATATTACTAATGAAGGGGGCTATCCTTTGTCTAGGCAAACATTAGCTCAAATACACATTAATTTATTAAGAAAAGGTGCGTTAGGTGTAGGGTGGGTTATAGCCTTTCCGCAACCAGACAGATTTGGTGGTGATTTTGAATTTACAGAAGCTTTAGGTTTTTCTCCAAGTGTTATTGCTATGTTTGAGGGAAAGGGTGATTATCCACCTACTTCTGGGACAGTTATTCTGGGACCAGAGAGCGGAGGCATTATGTCTGAAGGTGTAATACAAAATATAGATATTTTAAAAGCCAACGCCAGTCAGGGTTTAGCAGTAGCCAGGACAGATGTAGATAATTTGGTTCGTAGACTACCTCTTTTGATGCGTACAACTGACGGTTGGGTATCAACATACGGTACAGAAGTTTTAAAAATTTTAACTGGAGCTGATACTTACATTATAAAAACAAATGATAATGGTCTGGAAGAAGTAAGAGTAAAAGGGTTGCCTTCAGTACCAGTAGATTCATTAGGTCGTAAATGGGTAAGTTGGGTTAACACACCACAAACTAACCTTTTAGAAATGGATGTAGAAAATAAATTTGTTTTTGTAGGTTTTACAGCAAAAGGAATTATGCCACAAATTGCTACACCCGCAGGTTTGTTGGAACCTCATAAAATACAAGC